CTTTGCTTTTACTACTGGTTTAGGTGACGATGCGGCATTACCATCATCGTCTGCTTGTACTACTCCTACTACTGCTGCTAATGCGTATCTACGCATATAAGTTAAAGCCGACCCAGCGCCTTGTGCGTCAGCTTTAGTTACAGGCACAGACATTTCTTGACTAATCCATTCCCCAGAAGTATGGGAAAGAATGGTTGTTAAAGACATGGACTTATCAAGGTCGGAATAAAGCCCAGGAAACTGCATAACACAGAGGCCGTTTTCAGCCAAAAGATTGCGACAAGCATCCCACACAGACTCCAAATCAGCATATTTACTTTTGAAAAAAGGATTAGCAGAGTCTTTAACAGCATAGGTTAGTTTCCCTTGTACGATTGATAGCGCTTTGGCTAGGCTTGCAATGTTTTCTGATTGGGTCATTTTGAACCTCCAAATACATTACCAAAGTCGTTAAACACAGTTTGTAGTAATACATTGCGTTTGTTGTTTGGTTTGCCACAAGCAGCACGAATAACATCTATATCATCGGCTGATATATCTGTGCCGTACTCCATGTTGTTTAACGCTATTTCTAAGCGTTCTTCCATTTCATTCATTACTTCATGCATTTCATCCATGTCATTCCCCTTATTTATAAAAGCCATAAACCAACTGCCCCACAATAAACAACACAACTAACATCAATACCATTTGCCAATTTTTGATAGTTTTCATAATTTTCCCCTTATGAACATAGCAAAAGTGCTATGTAAAGAATATTAACACAGGTAAATAAAAAAAGTAAAGTCTATGCAAATAAACAACATTTAGGTTAAACTCCGTGAATGGACAGAAAATTAAAGATTTCAGACGGTGCAATTATTGACCTTTTGGGGGGTACAGCAAAGGTGGCTAGGATGTGTATGGTAGATAACGCAGCCGTGTCTAACTGGCGTGTGCGTGGTATTCCAGCCGATAAATATATGCTTTTGGGCGCTAGGATTGAAAAAGAAAGTCATGGCTTGGTAACTCGCCAAGACTTGTTTCCTACTAACTTTTGGCTTATATGGCCTGAGTTGTTAAAAAACAACGCTTTTGGACAACAGAATGACTAGAGTTATTAGTTGGTTTTCTTGCGGTGCAGCAAGTGCCGTAGCTACCAAACTAGCTATTGCAGAAAGCAAAATTCCTGTAGAAGTAGTTTATTGCCATGTAAGGGAAGAACATCCTGACAATTTACGGTTTATGCATGATTGTGAAAAGTGGTTTGGTCAACCCATAAAAGTTATTCAAAACGACAAGTACAACGGCAGTATTTATGAAGTATTTGAAAAGCGTAAATATATTGTTGGTATTGGTGGTGCGCCTTGTACGGTACACCTTAAAAAAGATATGCGTAAAGCGTTTGAATTGCCTAATGACAAGCAAGTATTTGGTTACACGGCAGAAGAACAAGACCGTGTAGATAGGTTCATTGATGCCAACAATGATGTTAATTTATGGTCTATTTTGATAGAAAAAGGACTTAAAAAGTCTGATTGCTTGGCAATGATTGACCGTGCTGGCATTGAATTACCAGCAATGTATAAACTTGGATACCAAAACAATAACTGTATTGGGTGCGTTAAAGGCGGTCTTGGGTACTGGAATAAGATTCGACACGACTTTCCCCAGCAATTTGACCGTATGGCGCTTATGGAGCGTACTGTGGGGGCTAAAATCCTTAAGCACAAGGGTGAACGCATTTGGCTTACAGAACTACCTTTAGATGCTGGGGATTACCCAACAGAGCAAGCTATTGAATGTGGCATTTTTTGTCACTTAGCAGAGCAAGAGTTATAATTTCAAGGGAAAGGCTAGAGTTGCAACTCGAAAAGCGCTTAGTCACCGCCTGCCAGACCCACCTTTTTGACTACCTTTGACAAAGGAATAGTATGAATTTTTACCCCTTTCACATTGGCGATTACGCCTCCCACACAAGGCATTTAAGTCTTATAGAGGACTTAGCCTACAGGCGTTTGATTGACGCTTATTACCTTGCTGAAAAACCTTTTGTAGGTGAATGTGCGATTGTTGCTAGAAACATTGGTATGCGTGAATACCTTGATGAAGTGCAATATATCCTTGGTACATTTTTTGAAGAAACTCCAGAAGGTTGGATTAATAAGCGTTGTGATGACGAAATAGTTAAATATCGTGCCAAGGCTGACTCTGCCAGAAACGCCAACAGAATCAAATTAGAAAAGAAATCAGGTCTGATATCAGAACCGCTTCAGACCCTAACCAATAACCAAGAACCAATAACCAATAACCATAAACCAATTAAAAACATTACTCCACCTAGCGGTGTAGATGTGTCTTTATGGGAAGATTATTTAAAGGTTAGAAAAGCCGCTAAGAAGCCACTTACAGAAACAGCACTTAAAGGATTGGTAAGGGAAGCAGAAAAAGCTAAGATGTCCCTTTCAGATGCTTTGCAAACCTGTTGTGAAAATAGCTGGGTAGGGTTTAAAGCTGAATGGCTTAACAAATCTGTTACTACGCATGACAAACCAGCACAGAAGTGGGATGCCAACATACAAGGAGTGTTAGATAAGGGTAGGGAGTTGGGTATACTACCTCGCCCTGGAGAAACGGAAGGCCAATACCGTGAGCGAGTCAAGTCTGGTTTTGCATAAGCACCAATGCGGAGTAAGGTATTTATGCGCCCTACGAAAGAAAAAAGGTTTGCCGTGGTTTAGAAACTACATCAGCGAAAAAAACTTTAGTGAGGCGCTTTTAAATGATTATTATGAACAATACGCAGCAGGAAACAGGGGAGAATGGGAAACATGGATATTGAAAAATACATTGTCGCAGCAACAGGGCTTGGGTATTTAGTGGTCGGCCTAGCCCAATACGCTAAAGGTTCACCGTCTAATGCTTTTATTTGGCTTGGTTATGCTGCCGCCCAATAGGTTTATGGATGAACCTTAAATGAAAGAATTTAACCCACACAACGCTTTTGACACGCTTGAGCGTATTAAATACAAATATGCAGAAGCAGAAGGTTTAGTTGCTGGCCTTGACGCAAAGAAAAAAGCCATTGTTGCAATTATGATGAAAAAGTCTAATGAAAACTCATTAGGGGCGCAGGAGCGTGAAGCCTACGCTTCTAGCGAATATGCAGAATATTGCGAGCAAATTGACACGGCAACAGCCAACAAAACTTTATTAAAACTTGAAGTAGCACAAGCTCAAATGGAGTTTGAAGCCTGGCGCACAGAACAAGCAACTAACCGAAACATAGAAAGAATGACTAGATGACAGACTACTCTGAAAACTATTTGCGTATTCAAAAGTTATTACGGTGTTACCACAACGCTACGCTTAAACAAGACTATGACAAAGCTACCAGAATAGCCCACGACCTAGCAGAAGAAACCATAAAACTAGAGTTTTCTACTTATGCCCAAGTGAGGAAAGAATGGCTAACTTAATGCGTAACGCCAACGCAGCACATAAGGATTATGGTGATTTCAAAGGTATTATTGAATCAAACCCTAATTTTGTGCCATGCGATTTAGATGGTATTGCAGAGCGCAAAGGTTACTTTCTTGTAATGGAATGGAAACGCCTAGGCGAAGAAGTTAGTTTAGGTCAGCAGCGTATGTTGCAAGCATTGGCTCAAACCCCTAAGTTTTCAGTCATTATCATGGTGGGCGATACTGACAATGGTGTTAATCTAGACCATTACTGGCTGCTTGATAGTAAGGGTAAACCCTTTAAAAAAGGTAAAGACTTTGAAGAATTTAAGCAATTTTATAAACTTTGGTATGAATTGATTGATGACTAAAGATGAAAAGAACTATATGGCAAGAGTTGCCAGACTCGGTTGTATATTGTGCAGTTCCGTGCTTGGGTGGGAAGACAGTCCTGCCGTCATTCACCACATTAGAAGGGCTGGTAAGCGTTCTACAAGCCCCATTATCCCCCTCTGTGTTCGACATCACACAGGAGAAGATGGAATTCATTTCTTGGGTAGACGAACTTTTGAAGCAAAATTCTCTACAACCGAGGAAGCGTTATTACAGAAAGTCAAACAGAGCTTGGTGTGAATGAATATAGATAACTACAACAATGTTTTTGGGCGTTACCTACAATTAGACCAATCTAACCTTGTAACAGGTGCTATTTATTTAGGCAACAATTACGCTAAAAGCAATGACTACTATGGCGGCTATCAAGGCAACTATTTAAAGCGGATTAAAGCCCTTTTTCCTGACGCTCAAGAAATTCTTCATTTGTATGCTGGTCAGGTCAATGATGAGCATTTAAAGGGCGATAAAGTAGATATAAACCCACAATCTGATGACACCATGTATGCAGATGCACGGGAACTATCAAAACACCTTGATAAAAAGTATGATTTGATAGTTGCAGACCCCCCATACGGTGAAGAACGGCTTAAGGAATACCAAGCAAGATATGGGTGTAAAGCTGAAACTTTAAATGTAAAACAAGTATTTAGAGAAATGTATTTAGTAACTAAGCCTGGTGCTTATGTGGTTTGGCTTGATTGGCAAAGACCGTTTTATAGAAGTATTGAATGGAAAGAGGTTGGTGCAATACTTTATAGAGGTAGCACGGGTCATAAAGACAGAAGCATTAGTATTTATAAAAGAGCTGATTAATGACAACATTTACCACCGAAGATAGAATTAAAGCTCTAGAGGGTCAACAAAACCAATTTCAGACCAAATACGGTGCGCTCGCTTACGAAACTCCTTGTCGTGATGTGTCCAGCGAGAACTCTTGTGCCGACTCATATGGATGCACTCATGGAGAAGTACCTTTAGAACCGTGTCCAAAGTCCCACAACGAACCTCAGAAATAGTAATAGTGTGTTCGTAGTCGTCACTACCTGGGTCATATAAATATGTACCCATGTCCTCACCCTTATCTACAATAAATTCAATTTCTTCTGGCAATGGCATATTTTTATAGCTACAAAACGGCTTCATGCAATAAATTGCACTATACAAATTACGAATAATGGCAGGACTGAGCTTCATTAGTAATGTATCAACTTCCCACGAAAGTCTACTAAGCCTTTATTTTCGTCAAAAACTCTAATTAATTCAGGTTGAAGTAAATGGCCTTGCTCATAAGTTAAAAGTACTGCTCCACTTGTCCAATCGACTGGGGCGTCTTCCGTGTAATGTATGAATTGTTCGCCTCTAGGGTCAGCAAGACAGCCTGTTTGTACACCCCAACGCCCATAAGTATTGTAATCGTTGTATTGAATTGCACTTAAATGGTGTGTGTGACCTGAAATAACATGGGTGCCAGCAGCCAAAGTGTTGTTTCTGCCGCCAGACCAAGACCCTTTCCACTTGTGGCGAAAAACTGTATTCATAGTGCCTGGGTTCTCAATCCAGTATGTCCAACACCCTTTCCATAGGGGAAAATGGTCTTTTAAGGTAAACCCTTGTACACCTTGATAACTATGCGCCCCAACATTAGATAAAAATGTTTCAAATCTAGCATCGTGATTGCCAAGAGTCCAAATTAATTCTGCACCCTTAGAAACTTTTTCTATGCCTTCCATCATTTCTTGGCAGGCTTCTAATTCTTCTTTAACTGTAGGAGTGTTTTGCCAACCAATTCTAGGATGCCTTGACGCCTGACTTCCATCGAAAGCATCGCCTATGCACACTACCGCTTTTGGCTTAAACTCTTTGATAAGCTCTATAAGGGCTTTATAAGCGGTTGTATAAGAAACTTCAGGCCAAAAATGACAATCCCCAAAAACAATAATATGGCCTTTTTCTAATGCTCTGCCACGCCTAGCGTGCCCTGCTGTTTCAAATATTTTTTTAGTTGGGTCTAAGCGTTGGTCATTAAATGCGCTAAGAGTAATGTTTAGTCTAGACTCTATTGAGCGTCTGCGGTTATATACAGACCTTTCAGACATTTGGTGTTTTTGAGAAAACTTTAATGCTGAACCTAATAATTGCCATTCTTCTATAAATTGGTCATCTGTTAAATAATATGCACCCATTAGATTCGCCTTATACTATAAGTTGACAAACACTAACATAGAATTATGTCTTATATTAAAAAAGTTGATAAAAATCAAAAGGATGTTGTTAAAGCGCTACGAGATTATGGCGCTGATGTTTTCCTTTTACATACAGTCGGTGGAGGAATCCCTGACCTAATGGTGTGCTATGAAGACCAAACTATTTTAATAGAAGTTAAGGATGGTGAGGATAAAAAGCTAACTCCCCAGCAAATAACCCTTTTTGCTAATTGGAGGGGCGGCCCTTTACATAGGGTAAATTGTGTGCAAGAGTCAATAGAAGTGCTAAAATTGTACGAACTTTGAAAGGTTTTCCATGAATGACAATGTAGCGATGTTTGCCGCCACTATGTTGCACAGCGCAACAAACACCCATTTCTTTCATTGGTCAACCGATTCTTTCTCAAAGCACATGGCTCTTGGTGAGTATTACGATGGAATTGTGGAATTAGTAGATGCTTATGTAGAAGCCTATATGGGCGCATACGACAAGATTACTACCTTCCCAAGCGTATACCACCAGCCAAAAGACCCAATTAAATACTTGCAAAGCCTTCAGAAGTTCATAAAAGAAGCTAGGCAAGATTTGCCGCAAGATGAGCAACTATGCAATTTAATAGATGCCATAGCTGATTTAGTAGATTCAACCACTTATAAACTACGCTTTCTTAAATAGGAGTACCTATGCCAACCTACAACCCTAAAGACATGGCTTATGTCTTACAAATGTCCAAGTCAAGTGGCAAGTACACTCCAGAAGAAATGGCTTTAATGCAAAACATCAACCGTACTGTAGCTGGTGGCGCTATGACTGGTATGCCTACACAGGCTATGCCTCAAGCTATGCCACAAGGAATGCCACAGGGTATGCCCCAAGGTATGCCGCAAGGTCAACCAATGAACCGTTTGGCTCAACTTCAAGCTGCCGCCAATGCTCAATTAGCTGGTCAAGGTGATGCTGCAAACCCAAATATGGCTAATATTGCTAAGTATTTCCAAGGTAGACAGTAATGCCACTTGATAAGTCAGGTAGCGCCCAAAGCGTAGGCAAAAATATTAAAGCTGAAATGAAAGCTGGAAAGCCTAAAAAACAGGCAGTAGCCATTGCACTCAATGTAGAGCGTGATAATGCTAAAGGTAAGCGTAAAGCTACATTAGAAGAAGCTTATGGTCGTTTCCTTGGTAAGCGTGACTCTAAATGAAACCTGGTCTTTATGCCAATATTCATGCAAAGCAAAAGCGTATAGCTGCTGGCTCTGGTGAGAAAATGCGTAAAGCTGGTAGCAAAGGTGCGCCAAGCGCTAAAGACTTTAAAGAAGCCGCCAAGACAAGAAAAGATGTCATTACTGAAAAAATGAAGGATATGTAATGGAACACATGAGCCGCAAGTACAAAAAAGAAGATGCAATGCTTAGACCACATAAACAGTCTACGCTAGAGAAGCAACAAAAGAAGCGTCAAGACCACAATCCTCCATTAGAGTTAGAAGATAGCGG